CATCCTGTAGTAGCCGGCACCACCCTTCGTCGTATCAATGCCCGCCTTCGTGTACATGTTCTCGACGGTGTGCGCAGCAACAGATCGGTTGAGCCACTCGACCTTCTCAAACAACTTCATCGGGTAATCGTAGAAGTAGGACTCTCGGCGCGACAACCCCGACAGCGCATCACTCTTGTAACTGATGCTGTCCAACGTCGCAAACGAATCACGCCCAATGCCCAACAGGTTCTCGCCCTCAACATTGGAGTACTTGAAGTGCTTCTGAATCAGGGCCATGTGTTCCACATCTGACAAGGACGTGAACCCGTGCTTCCCGACGCGCTCCTTCAGATACCCACCCAGCTCCTTGAAAGCAGTCCCGTAAGCCTTAGCCACATTGCCCAGCCCACCCCAAGTAGACGCCAGCAACAAGGGCTGCATCATGTTCATGGCCGCCGAGCTCAAATTAAACCCGAGGTGCGTCACATAAAAGTACTTGGCCAAGTTAGCACTCATGCTCTTGGACTCGCCGAAGGTCATCTCCTTCTTAACAAGCTCATCCATCCGGTTGTACATGCCCTCACCCCAAGAGCCCGACCCCTTCAAGGCCTTGCCAATAGGTGACTCCAGTACAGCCTGCATGCCCCGCTTACCATTGATCAACGCCATGTGGGTAGCAGCATGCTCAATCTTCTGCACACCCATGGCCTGCCTCAACAGCACCTCAACCGCCTCCTTGGCAAACCGATCCTCCAACAGATAATGCTCCTGCTGCAACACACTGGCCAAGCTCTGCTTGCTCTTGTCCATCAATGGCGACTGGAACATCGCCCCCTCAAGCGCCTTCACCTTCTCCGGCTTCGCAAAGCCCCGGGTATCCTGAATCGCCTGACCCAGGTGCGGCATCTGATCCACGGTCTGCACATACAACGCATGGGTCACAGCCGTATCCCGGAAGTACCGGGCCAGCGACTCCTGTGCATTGATCCTGTACGTCTTTGCCGAACCACCACCCTCCACGATCTTCCGGATCTTGGTCTTCGAGTTCTCCAACAGGGTGCCACCTTCTCCCGTGGACCCGAACCGCTTGAACACATCCTCAAGATCCTCAGGGTGAAACGATCCCGACACACTCGACCGGCCCAACGTGCTCCCTGTCGCAGCCAAACCCCTCGACCTTCGCTGCTCCAAGATCTTCGTCATGCTCGTCTCGCCAACCAGATCCACCAAGTTGCGCGGCATGTAGTCCGCCGGCTGCTTCTCAATCATCTCCTTCAAAAACTTACTGATCGCTTCGGCCTCAATCTGCCCAGATGAAACCAGCTCCGAGATCTCCGGCCCCATCAACATGGCCGTCACCTCCGCGCCCGTACCCCTCAACGCTCCCTCATTGCTGAAGCCCATCTTGACGCCTTGGATCTGGCGCAACAGCTTCTGCTCATCGGCGACAAACGTCCCGCTCTTGAAGCTCTTGTCTGCATCCCCGAACAAGGCCATGCGCCTATCGGCCTTCGCCTTATTCATGGCATCCCGCAACTCCGTCAAGCCCCGGCGCTCGATCTCCATGTTCATGTTCGACGTCACATACTGGGGGATCGTCTTATCCACCATCTCCAACGTGATCGTCTTGACCCCCTCCTTATCCACCGTCTTCATGACAGGAAGCGCCTCGCGCCTCACCTTATCCATGCCCTCCATCGAGGCCCACAAGGTCGTATTCAGATCCCGAGCCAGTTCCTTCTTGATCGGATCACTGATCTTGTCCGGGTTCAAAGACTCCAACCCATGCCGCTCCAGCACCCTCTGCAACGGGCCACCCACCACACCCACCATCTCCTGCTCCATGTTGTCCACACCCTTGGTGAACGACTCCATCGCCGGCGTCAGTGCCGTACCCCGGAACAACTGCATCGGGCTGAGCGCACCCAGTGCCGCATGCAACCCACCCTGCTCCTTGATGAACGGGCTATACCGCGCGCCCATATCAAAGATGGCCTTACCCGAGCGGCTCAGCATCTGTCCTGCCACCGGATTCGTGACCGCCATCAACAAGACAAAGGGATTCGTAATGATGTCAATCGCGCTATCCGTAATCGGATTACGCCCCACCTTGTCCTTCAACCGTGTGGTCACCAGGTCGCGCTCCTTCGGCGACAACCCATTGGAATCCACCAATGCTTGCATCCCACCCCTCAAAGTCAACTCATTGTCCAAGGCCATCGTCAACAGCAAGCTGGGCTTGTCATAGCTTGCCAGCTGTTCAAACGGTAAGTTCATAGGTGTTTGGCTCATGGATCCTCTTACTCTAGAGTATCGCCCAAAACAAAGGGCCACCCTATAACAGGTGACCCTTCGCTTGGGGGAAAAGATAGTCGTCGCTCAGAGCTGGCTGCGCCACCGAACCTGCACAAAGACCGGTTCAGCAACTGTAGCTGTAAAGGCCGTAGCAAACAAGCTCATCGTTTGACCGGCCGCGAGCATGTTATTGTTCTTGTCCATGGTGAAGGTCAACAAGCCAACCGGTGCGGCAGCGGCACGAGCCAAAACATTGGTAGCCATGTTTGTGCTTCCCGTCACAGCAACCGCCGGGGCCGTAGTCTTCTTGAGGACAATTCCCGTCGAAGCCGCTGCTCCTTGAACAGGAAAGAGAAGAGTGACCGAGTCAACCAGCATGTCCCGATCCGCATAAAGCAGCGGGAACTGAGTGCCGATACTTGCCGTTCCGAAGCCGTACCCCGACAAAACCAGGGGGGTCACAACGAAGTCAGCGGGGTAGTACCGAGTATCAAGAGTAATTTGGCCGGGCATGGTTCACCTCAATAGGAGTTCACAAGAGACTGCATCACATCAGAAGAATCGGGGTTTACTTGGGTGTTTCCAAAGCCACCTGTGGCCATCTGATATGCCACACTTTCCAAGAAGTCCGTCTTCTTCCCGCCGCCAATCACGACGGCACCCTGAGGCAGCATCCTACCAACCAGCAACTGGTTGTAAAGCTGCGGGTTGCTTGCCGCCAACCTCGTCATGTTTTCCGCCATGGCCGTCTGCAATCGCTCGGCCTTCATCTGCTGGCTGATCTGGGCCCGCTTCTCCTGGATCATCTTGTCCAGCTCGAGCGTTAGCCCCTTCGGCTTCCCACTCGCCACATCCACCAACGGCTTCGTCAAGGCCGCCGCGATCCCCACGCCCGGCAACAGCCACGCCGCCTTATTAAAGCTGCTGGGCGCCTCCAACCCAATGCCCTTCCGGGCAAAGTCCAGCGCCTTCAACGGGGTGCCCAGCTCCCGGCCTCCCCATTTACCAACGCCTCGGGCGACAGTTCCCAATCCCTTAAAGGCAGTAGCAGCAATTTGGCTCATGTTCCAACCTCAATCCATTGGTACCCGTCATTCAACTTGGTCATTCTTTCCGCAACACCGCGACTCACAACGGTCGCAATCCCCATCACACTCCGGTTCTCTTCCTTCACATACCGGCTCCACACGCAACTCCGCTCCTGCCTCCGCAACCCAGCACCCTGGCTCTGCGCCCACAAGAACGTCCTCACATCCGCCTTCGCCCTCAACTCAGGACCCTCCTTCACCCAAGGATCCTTCGTCACATTCAAGAGGACCCCCACTGGAATCTGATCAGTGGGGGTTAGGCTGACGATAGCGAAGCCACGTGCATTATGGGATGCAACGACTTCGTGCGAGATAGCCTTCACGTCCTCGATCTTTACCATTACATCCTCGACATCATTTCAGCAATACTCGGTTGGCTAGGTCTGGCAATGGAGGCCAGTGAAGCTTGCTGTCCGTGCAGCATAGCATTGAGGGCCTGATCGTCCAAGAACTGGGAGTTCATCTTGTCCTTGTTGCGCTGTCCCTCGATAGCGGCAAGGTCCGTCATGCGTGACGCATTCTGAATGGTGCGACGTTGTTCGAGGTCCTCTTGTACGCCGCCCCCCACTGATCCGAGGGCCTCGAGAGTCTTCAGTCGCTCGCGATCCGCGTCTCCGATGGTGCCGTCTTGCAGCATGTGCAGCGTCTCGTAGACACCGTAGATGGCGAACAGCGGACCCAGCCACTTGCCGGCATGGCCCATGAATCCCATCTTGCCTGCTGGACCCCCGAGCGCAGCCGGACGCACAACCTTGGTGCCCGCACGGGTTGCGGTGGAGCCTTCGGCCATGAGACGCTGCTCGGCCTCTTGTCCCATAGGGATAACCTTGGTTGCCAGCTTGCTCAGTTCGGGCTCACCGGCAATAGGGATCGGCCCCTTCTCCATCACTGTCTCCGCCACGGCCGCCGCCCCAGTTGCAGCTGGTGCCCCGATCTGCTTTAGGATCGTGGCTCGATCAGCCATAGCCCGCTTGAGCATTCTCTCTTGTTGACTTCCAGGAGGTGGAGCCAAGTTCGGTTGACCTTCGACGAACAGGTTCTTCCCGTTCAACTTAGATCGTTTCACCGCTCCCGTTTTGCGATCCGTGTACATCCTTGTGGGGTGAAGATTATTATTGATGTCCGCAATCTGTTTGTCCAACAAAGCAAGACGCTCTTCAGCTGTGCGCGCCGTGTCCTGGACTGTCAGGTTGGCCTTATTGGCAAAGCGCCCCTTCATATCCTGCTCGCTAAGAACCTTTCGCTTCTCAAGGTTGATGTTCAACAACCTTTTTACTTCTGCCATCTCTCGCCCTGCCGCTGCATCACCAGTCTTCAGCTTCGCGTTCCATTTTGTACTGAGAGTCTCAAGCTTCTTCCTCAGTGCGGCAACATTTGCGTCAACTGCCTTGAGCGTAGTCTTACCTTCTAGTTTGTTGAGAAGTGTGGCGCGCCTTACTCCTGCTGCGTCCCTCTTCTTAGCCGAAAGCTGAGCCGACTGGCTGGTGAGATCAAACTGAGTACGGTTCAGGCCGTTGCCATCAAAGAGACCCTTAGTCGCTTTCTCAAGTGCCTCAAAGTTAGGAGCACCATGAAGCTTTCCCAACCTCGAACCCAGCAAGATCACCTTACCCGCTGCGTCAGTCTGAAAGGGAGCGCTTTCTGCCTTACTCAAAGCATAGCGAAGGGGCTCAAGAACCCGCTTCTCAAAGTCACCGCCATTGACAGCGTGAGAAGCTAGTTCAGCATTGGTGCCGACGCGCTCCAAGTAAGCAAGAGCCTTCTTGTCCTTCTTAATGAACTCCCACACGTGACTATTGTTATCTGGAAGATCGGAAAGCAAATCGTTTGGCCCGTCAAAGACACCCGTATCAAACAGGTGTTCAACGCGCCGAAGCTGCTGCTCTTCCTTACTGGCTGTGGCCCACCCCTTCTGGCTCGTGAGCTCAGGAGGATCTCGCCAACCTTCAGTAAGACGAGCTGGCCCCGTCCGCCCTTTCCCGGCTACCGCTTCAACCGCAGTTGCAGCGCGAGGGCTTTGAGGAATCTTCGCAAGGTTCTCTACTGACTCCTCAATATTTCCGTTCGACAAGTTGCTAGTAGCCCTGTCAAAGGCAGTCTTCTCTGCCTCCGTGAGGTACTGCATGTCATTTTCGCCCAGACCAAACTTCTGTAGCACCATAGAGACATGCGCTGCCCTAGCCTCAGGCGTCATTCCCTTATCGAGCTGCTTAAAGATCTTGTCCAAGGCTGCCTGATCCGCAGGATCTGTCGCGGTCCAAACGCCAGCTTGATCTCGCGTTCCATATTTAAGGAACCTGGTAGTACCGTTTGATTCTCGTTGAGCGGCCAGCTTCTTCGCTTCTTCAGCGGCATCGTTGATGTCTGCCCCTTCAAGCCGTGCACTCTGCGCCTTACGAGGCGTCTTCTTTCCTTCCCGTCTAGCCTGATCAACCGAAGCCCAGTGCGCTGTCTCAACAGGCGTCTCCAATTTACGAGGGATGCCTTCCCCCTTCTTATTCACAAGGGGACCAGTCTTCTGCTCCTCAAAGAAATTCTTACCCTTGTTCTCTGCCTCCCAGCCCTTCCTAAAAGCTTTGTATTCCTCTTTTCGGTTTGCCTCAAAGACTTCAGCTAAGCTCTTAGAACTAACAGCCGTCTTAGCCCCAGCCATCGGATCGCCAGGGATCTGCTCGAAGTAGATGTTCTTCGTGTCTTTGACACTGACCTTGTTCCGGGTAGCAAAGTCATCAAACTCCTGGTTGAAGTTGGTGCCATCCGCATCCGGAAGATTGACGCGGATGACGTCGCGCACACGGTGTGGAGCACCGTCCGCATTAACGGAAGTACCACGCACGTAGTAATACTTGGCCTCTTGCCCCGCCGCCAAAGGTGGCATCTCAACGCGGTCAGCAATCTTCTTGGCCGCCGCTGCCTTCTCCGCATTCGCAGCAGAAACTACCTCCGCCCTTTGTGCATCTATAGCGTCCTGCGCTTCTTGGGCAGCCCTATCTGCCGCGCGCTTTGCATCATCTGCCGCGCGCTTTTCCTCTTGAAGCCGCCGCTGTTCATCAATTCGAGCCGCGTCAGGCTTGATTGGCACCTCGTCACTTGTTCTTGTCTTCCGCTTCAAAGCAAGAAACTCGGAGGCCTCGTCCTTTTTGGGGTAGCCCTCAGCATCAACTTTTATCTTCTTCTTAGCCATTGTTGTTGCTCCTTGCCAACTCATCCAGCATGTCAGCCTCAGTGCCCAGACCACGACTACGATCTTGCGCTACACGCTGAGAAGACTGCCGTCGGTAATCAGACTCAGCCGTACCCAACTCTTGTTCCGTAAGAGACTGCTCGCGGCCACCAGCTTCGATAGCTGCCAAGATGTCTTCGGGGCGAAGGGACTTCAAGCGCGGATCACTCTCGATCACGCTCTTGAGGATCGCGTTCATCTCCGCCTTCGGCATCCGTTGGGACTGCAAGTCGGCAACCAGAGACTCAAGATCCTTACCGCTGGTAGTGCCGTAAGCCAATCGAGCCTTCGCCATGACACTCTGGGTGTCGTACTTGCTGTGATCAACAAGCACACCCCCATTGGGCCCCATGAGCTGCGAGTCCGCCATGACCCCGTCAATGACGTCCGCAATCTTTGCCACGCCATCCAAAGTCTTTTTCAACAGCGGAGCGCGACCACTCACATCCGTCACTTCATACTGGCTCAACAACTTGTCCTGGTTCATGCCCATAGATTGGAGCCCATCAAAGAGCGAGGCAATCTGCTCATCTCCCATGCCCGAGTTGCGAAGCTCGTTCACCCGACGAGCAATATTTGCGCGCCTTGCCTGCAAACCCTCATCGCTCCAAGAAGCCGTTGTTCCAACGTTTGCCACGATGGCGGCATCTGCAACAATCTGTGCTGCAAGAATCTTTCCCTTCTCCTGATTGCCCTTATCCAATCCGAAGTTGGCGCCACCAAGCTCCAGCACGTTGCCCACAATGTTGGCCGCCATAAAGGCCCCGTTCTTCTCGAACTCGGTCGCCTTCAGCTCCACCAGTTGTTGATCGCCCATGGCCCCGAAGTATTGCTTGATGCTGTCGTAAGCCACTCGCGTCATGGCCCCCATTGTTCCGGTAGTCGGACCACCCTGTTGCATCAGTTGGCCATCCGAACCTACCTGCCCATCTTGAGCGGCCACATTCGCTATGCCCTGCCAATAGCCGGCGCCTCGAGCGTTCTGCGTCAAGGCCATATCGATACCTCGAGCCACCGCCGAATCAGCTTGAGTCCGGCGAGTCTTATGACCCTCCGCAACCTGCGTCAAACGAGTATCAACCTCCTCCATCCGTTGACCCTTGAGCCCGTCGGCCATAGCGCGACTAGCGTTCAAAGAAGCCATCGTGTGCTCGAGATCAATCTTCTTCTTGCCCAGATCCCGCGCCCGCGCCCGCAATGCAATCAGCCCCGGATCATTGTCGGCCATGGCCGCAATGTCCTGATCCACCTTGCGGCGGTGCGTCTCAATCTTCTGAAGACCAAGAGCAAGACTCTTCTCAGCCTCAGCCTGCTGCTTGTCGTAGGCCATCTTCTGATTGAACTGCCCGCTCTGCTGCGTCAGCTCTTGAGCACTCATGCGCTCGCGACTCGCATTCAACAGCCGGTAGTTCTCAGCCTCTGCCCTCTGACCCGACGCAAACTGCTGCCCCTGCTGCTCCATCTTCTGCCGCTCCAGACCCATGGCCTGTTGCGCCTGAAGAGCCTGCTGCTTCACCTGAAAGTTCTGAGTGGCCTGTCCAGCATTCTGAACGCCGGTCTGGACACCCTGAAGAAAGTTCGTATTGATCTGGCTCATACCTGGCCTCCAAAGTTAGGGATGCTGATGTTCTCGATTCCAGGTGTGGACGCGGCAGCCATGAAACCCGTCAGTCCTGCAAACAGCGACATGAACTGCTTCGGGTTCGCCTTGATCATCTCCGTGATCGCAGTGCGGCCACTGAGCTCCGTCATCACCAACTGCTGCATCGAACTCGCATAGGCACTCTCACTCGTCATGCGCAACTGCGCGCTCAACGAGGACATGTTATTGCGCGTCTTCTCTGCATCCAGCCCCATCCCGCCCCAGCTAATCCCGGCCTGAGTTCCCATCTGTGTCCCAGTCATAGTCTGCTGAGACTCAGCCGCCCTGAACCCCGCCAAAGTTTGCTCCATCTCCGACACCTTGTTGTTCATATTGCTGAAGTTGGCCGTGACCGCTTGAGTCACCTGTTGACCAACATCGCCCATCAACTGCTGCTTGAGAGCGGCCTTCTCCCCAGGACTCAGATCCATCTGATCGATCTGCTGCGACTGGGCCATGGCATCACGCCGTAACCCGAACGCCGCGTTCGCCGAGTCCTGCGCGCTGGTGTCCTTGAACTCGCCCATCGCCTTCTCATACCCCGACACCATGTCCGCCATCTGCTTGTTGGACTTCGCGATCCCCTGATCCATCTTGCCCAGCTGCTCATCCCTAAACCCATAGAACTTGTCAATGCCCTGCTTGGCCTCAGCCGACAATCTGTCCGCCTCCGCATTGCCAACCTGTCGCACACCCTCAGCCGCATTGCCCATCGTCTGCAATCCGCCCTGAAGAGCCTGCTCATACTGGCCCGTCTGCGCAGCCAAGTTGTTGTACATCTCGTTTGCCGCGCCCTGCTGGCTATTCAGGTCGTAACCCATAGCACCCGCCAAGGCCTGGTCCCAGTTCAAGAACTGTGGATTCAGCTGCGACCCCATTATGCTCAGCGGCACCATGTTCATTTGCTGCCCCGGCTGCTGAGCCGTGTACCCGCTCAGGTTCGGAACGAACTGGCTCACCTGCGACTGCCGCTGCGGCGGCGTCATCATCGGCACACCCGCATTGTTCGGACCCCCACTGAAAGGGTTCATGAACATCTGCGCCCGGTTCGGACCGGTCACCGCCTGGACCCCCTGCTGCTGGCCCTGCTGCCCACCCTGACCAGTGGGGGGACCATACGGACTCAGCGGGCCCTGAGTGGGCGCCGAAGGGGGGCGTGGGCTCTGGCGCCGACGGTTGAAGGGCATCCCCCACTGAGAGAAGCTGGACAACGGATCTTGACTTTGGGACTGGCTCATCAGCTACCTCGAATGTTCGTAGTTCGTTCGACCGACGTGATGCTGCCACGGACAATACAGCCTAGCAATCGGTAATCAAGATCGGCGCACAGGATACGGATGCCGGGACTCAACGACGTCCCTTTTGCTCCGTACCGCCCGTCTGAAGCATCAGATCCAAAGGCAGCGTACACCAAGCCTTCATCATCCTCCACAGAAGCATATAGGTCCCCATTCGTATCCTTTGTCAAAGCCACCGCCATTGGGTCCTCAGCCGTACCCGAGTACAGCACACCCGAGAACCGGTTCAACGGGTTCGAAGCCGTCACCGTATCGGTCATTGGGGGTCCAGAGACGTCCGTGAACGCCGAACCCACACTGCTGACCACCTTCATCCTGAACAGATCCGCATTCGAGAACAGCATGCCCTGCTCGTTGCTCATCCCCAACGGATGACCAACCCACTCGAACGCCACCGGGCTCACCACAAACAAGTCACCCGCCACCACGTTCGTGACCCACGGGTAAACAGCACTGTCCACAAACACGCTCGTGCTCGTGTTGTACATCACCTTTGCCTTGCGGCCCACGTACTGCTTGTTCGTAACCGAATTGACCAGATACACATAGGCGTACCGCCACGCACCAGCCGCCACCACAGTACCCGTAGCCGAAGTCACAGGGATCGCCCCACTGGCCCACGCAGCCGAAGCCACGAACCGACTGTCGCCGGCAAAGTCCATCATGGTGATACGCCGTGCACCGTTCCAACTGGCGGTACCCCCACTGATCACCTTGCTGTCGTCCTGATCCACAAGGAAGATCGCTGGCCCCAAGAACGTGTCCGAGCCCGTGCCGCTCGCGCGCGTCTCCTGGAAGTTCTGCAAGAAGAAGGTGCGACGGCACAGATCATTCCCGAACTGAGCGCCCGTCCAGTTCACAGGCCACGACCCGTGACTAATCAAGTCAAAGTTTGAGTCCTCCAACTTGGTGGTCTTGCCCGTCGAGAACCACATGATGTAGGTCTCCTCCATCACCGGGTTGTGAATGAACAACGCATTCATGAACGGGTCATGCGCCACCTGAATGCTCGTAAGATCGTTGTCCCACTCCCGAACGAACACGTTGTTCAGGATCCGGATCTCATCCAGCTGGCCCTGCATGTCCACACTCTTGAGACCGTGACTGGTGACAAAGAATGCAGCACTACCAACACTGTCCACAGCCTTAGAGTTCACAATCCCGTAGCCCTCGTGCATCTCCGTAACCTTGATGTACGGGCCACTCTTGCGCAAATGATAAACCTTGTCTCGCGACAGGCCAACCAGATTGCCACCCGCCTTCGCGAAGCAAATAACCTCATTGCTGGGCACGGTTGGGTTGTACCGATTGAACGGTGGAAACAACTCCGGACTCGAATCCATCAGGCTGGACCAACGCATCTCGCCCAGCCCACGGTTGGCGTCATCGACGCGCGCCTCATCCGTCGTCGAAACACTAGGTAGCTCCACACGCGAGGTCATCATCGTGTTCTGGAAGAAGTGAGCCGTGCCGCCATAAGGCATGGTCTCGTCGAACACGCTGCGATCCACATACGGGCTCTGATAGACAAGCTGCTTGTCTTCCAGCTCATAGAAGTACATGGCGTGACGCAACTGCTGATTTGGGGGAAACGTGCGACCCGTTCCATTTAAGCAAGTCTGATAATCCGTAAGCCGAACGATGGCATCCAAGAACGGGAGCCCGGCAATCATGGTGCCACCAGCATCCTGGATCTTGACGCTCCGGTACACATACATCAGGTCATACTTGAGCGAGTCATAAAGCACCTCGATCCCGATGTACTGATCCCTCTTCGAGCTCACTGTCACACCGTTCTGCTGCCGAGAAATCACAAAGTCCTCACCACGAACCTGGGCCACCTCACTGAACGCACTCTTGCGTCCCGTCTTAGAGTCCACCATCGTGTACCCGAACGAGTAATCACCCGGCACAAACTTGCGAGCCTGATAACGGTTCTCCGTCGTAAAGGTGCCCGTCATGCTCATGACAAAGAAGTCGGTGCAGTCGTGGCGCTTCGCCAAAACCTTCCACAGGAACTTCTTCCCATAAGGAAGCTTGCCCGTAGGCCACAACGAAGCAGGGTCAAAGTGTGTCGTCCCATACGGAAGACTCGCAGCCACCACTCGATCACCCACCTGATCAAGACCATCCTGCACCAAGAACACGTCATAGATCATGCTGACGCTCAGTGCCCGGCCATCCTCGTAGTACGCACTCCAATCCAACCGAGGTGTCGCCGACACATTCGTCTGCTTGTTCGCCGGTGACACCAACTGGATCAACAGCCCGTTCGACGTAATGCCATCGGGAGCCGCAGAACACACACCGCCCGTAGGCGTATAAGCCTCCGGCGATCCTGGGATAACCACTGCCGGTGGCGCAGGAAACGTATCGCTGTAAGAACCCCCACTGCATAGACCCGAGACCGTGTCAGGGAAGTTTGCCGTGTTGGCGTAAGGCTCTTGCTCAACCAACACGACCTGGCCTGCCGCCGAGTTCAGTGGGGGTAACGTCGTAAAGGATCCCAGCGACGTACCGCGCTCCGGACTCTTCAGCTTCGGTTGCTTGCCCGGCCCCGGAAAAACGCCATTTCCATCAATCGTGACCGTATTGATGAACACCTTGTTCGTGTAAGTCACAGTCAACTTGGGGACAATCAAAGCATTGACCTGATTGCGCGCTGCCAGACTCAACACTCCTGTGCCGGCCACCGAAAGCCGAAGGTCCACCTTGTTGGTGAACGTCTGAATGGGCGTAAGCAAACTCTGGCTCACCAAGTTTTGCACGTTGAAACTCAAGCGCCCAAGAAAGCCAACACCCACAGTATTGATTGCCGAGACCGTTCCAACGGTACCACCAGCTGTTCCCCAGTTCACGGCTGTCTTGCGAAGGTTCCAAGTTGTGGAAGCCTCCTCCCACAGCTGACCTGTAGTCGTCGGGTCAGACACGGACTTGACCGTCACCGTGTTCGAGGCAGTCAGAGTGTTGCCCGACACCGTGATGTCCAGTGAGGCGGACTCCACGATGCCTCCGACCTCGGCCGAAGTGTTGAAACGCATCAGCGCATACTCAACGGTGTTCTGCATACGGAGAGTCAGCGCCGTCCCGTAGTTTACGGTCGGGTTCACCGAGTCCAAGTAGGAGTCGGCTTCTGCCACATACTCCTTTGTGCGCGTGGCATCAATGTAGAAGAGCGCGGGGCTTCGTCCTGCAATGAAGCAGTAGATGAACCTGCCGGCCACGGCCACATCGAATTGCTTCTCGATATCCGTCGCAAGAGTGATCTGATGGCAATAGGTCCAAGTCTGGGTTACGGAGTTCCAGTAGTCGATGTACACATCGGCGACCTGACTCTCAGATGGGTCTCTCAGTGCCCGATAGACAAAGCCATAGCCGTAGTGCTCGCTTCCAATTCGGAAGTCAATCGCCTTCAAGTCGATGACCTGTGAATAAATGCTGTGACGCGGCTGATTCTGTAGCTCGATCAACCGGTGTGCCAACCTGAACCCAGGGAACGGCTTCAAGCCGCTCTCGCTGCGTCCATCAACACCCGTCATCTCACTGGCCATCCCACGCTGAACCCCTGGCCGCTCAAGTCGCTTATCCAGAGTTGTCTCCATCACGGGATACGACCAGTCGTTCTTCATATCAGCCATGGTTCACCTCTAGTTGGCCTCCTTAGGCCATAAGTTCCGGGGGCACTTAGCGGCTGGCATCCTGCCCTTGATCGTCAGCTCAGCCCTCACATTATGTCCACAACCGCAGGCCTTGCAGAACCCCACCTTGTCCGGCTCTACCGCTTTCTCAAGGGCATCGCAACCGTTGCAAATCGCAATGCGGGCCTCATATGAAGCATCGGAAAGGGGCCCCTGCAAGACCATGCTGGCCTCCGCCTTGACCCAACTTACAGCCCGCTCCGCCAGATTCGGCCTCGGCGGTGGCGGCCCATCCCCCATCACGGGCTGTTTCATGAAGTGCTTACAGGCCCCACAAACCTCCGGGCTTGTTGCAATCCCCGAGATGAGCGGATGCCTACACGTTCCTTCCAAGTCCCAATAGCAAGTCATGACAGCGTCCATCCCCAAGAGCAAACGGTTATATGTTTCTCACACCAATTCGGCCAAAGCTGAAGTTCGAAGAACCCAGGGAAATAAATTGTGTTATCGTCATTCCAGCCCCCCTGCGTGACGTGCGAACACCAGTTCCCGCCTGCTTCGTCGGTGTTGTCCACACAGAACGAAGGATCCTTGTAAGTGGCATCCAACGGAGCGCAAGAGAAGCAGCCTGCACCCCCGATCTCATCTTTGGGAACCCAAGCCTGTGCCGTAGTGGGTGTCTTGAAGCTGTTGTTGTCAAGACAGTTGCCCGTACCGAGGATCGCAAATGTATCCATGCACAAAGCGGTTGAGTACGTGGACGTGCAAGATGGAGAAAACGGCTCGCAAGGGTATGGGCAACAAGGGTCCACCGAGAAATCCGTATTGACAACCGCTGTGACTTGAGCTGGGGTAAATATAAGCAACGGTTTGACACAGGTCCCGGAGCACCCCATGTCACAAGCTATCGTGATGACATCCGTGTTCCGTGCCAGCCCGTTGTAACGAAGACTTGGCGCCCCAGGGTACGCAGGCCCATTACAACCTGGATCCCCTATGCACGTCCCTGCACCCACGCTCCCGAGATACGTGGTGGTCACCACCCCCTGAAGGCGCCACTCCATATTTGCAAGCGTCTTAGCCCCCCATCCTGTACAACCTTCCCCATAACCATCAGCGCAATCTTCGCAATTCCAACAAGTGCAAGAGTTAACGTTGAGCCTGAGCCAGTCACCCTCATCATCACACGGTGGGCCTACACAGGCAGGCGGTTCGAATGGCGCTGGAGGGATCGTTGTAAGACCCGACGGATTTACACAAGCTCCATGAGGTGCTTGGCGACAGCAGTCAGGGAATATAGGGGGCCAATATGTAGTGCATTGATGACGGATGCCGGTGCTGTAGGACCTTTGGGTTCGAATGTAAGAGAGGGTCAAGCTCGTGGCGCTGTACCTGTAAATGTTTGTGTACAGCGGCGGCACCTGAGTGCAAGTGCTTCCAGAGCGCGTCACGACCCCCGACAAGTTCCAGTGCGTCTCATCGACCACCAGAGTGTGCACAAACGCACCCGCTTCATCCGTGATGTACTTCGTCTCAACCCGAGACCCCGTCAACTTCATGGTCTTAGGGGTCGTCGGACTGCAAGCCCACCAATCGCAACAGGATGTTGGGCAGGTTCCTCCACAACAACATGCAGCTGCAATGACTCCGTTACTCATGCACATACCACCGATAAAGGGTTTTCAGCAAAGAACCAAGGCACACCATCAAGGTCAATGTACATCGGCAATATAGTGTCGTCCAGAATTCGTAGCCGAGTAAGACTTGCCGTAACAGGTACCGTGTTACCCCCGTTATTGTTCACAGAGATCTCATACGTGTTGATCGCTGTCCCGTAGTCCGTCGATGTCCTAGGTACCCCGGTCGTAACCTCCGACCAAGTGTAGTTCCAGTAGTTCCGACCAGCAACAACCCCTGTCGTCGTGTAGCTGAGGATGGTGGCCTTGAACACCGTGTGCGCGGGCCCGTACCCACAGTCGCAACCGTTGCCATACCCGCCATCCGTAGCATCAGCCACACACTGGGCCTCCTGACAAGCCTCGATCCCCAAGTACGCCCCGTTGGGGTTCTGGATGCACAAGCCTGACAAGCACGAGTACCGCAACTTCTCTTCGGGACCCACCGGCGGCGTCGAACCCGGATTCGAGACCCCCGACGGCGGAAGGTTGTTCATCACCGCCAAGAAGATAGAGTTACCCCCACTGTTCCCCATGTTGAACATGTTGGAAGCCGAAGTGGGTCCGGTCTGGTTCGGTACGGAGCCGGGTGCGCTGTAAGCGGTCGGGCCCACGAAAGGCAAACCCGGCGTGACAGTCGTAACCTGAAAGCTCTTCTGGATCCGCCTCGCGAAAGGATCCGAATAGCGGGACCTCAGGAGTTCGAACTCCCTATTGGCCTCATCAAGTTGTTCCTGATCTCCACTCATGCGATTCGCACCGCCATAATCCCACTCGCATTAGAGTAAGTAGCAATCGCACCTCCTGCGCCCGCCGCAACCTGATAACTAACAACGTTGGCAGTTGTAGTAGTACTGGACCGTGCTTGCAACTTAATTACGCTCGACACACTCAACGTAACAACGTATGAAACGTAGACCCCGTTGTTAAGGGCTGCTGCGGGACTGAAGACTACAGCAGCTGTCAAATCTGTGCCTGCCGTGTTATTCCTTAAGACAAGAGCGTAAGTTGTTGCTACACCCGTATTGGTTTTGAAGTTCGCCTGCCCCGTGATGCTCCAAGTTCCTGCCGCAAGAGTCAGACTTGTCACATCGTAAGTCGTGTCCAAGTTTGTGAGCGTCACATCGGCGCCGATGAAGGACTGCTGGGAAGTCAGTCCTCGATCCTGAACCAAGCCGGCGGCTGAAGTACCAAGCAGGTACCGAGACGTATTGGTGGTGTCGGTGATCCCACCCTCTGCAACGAACGGACGGTAGCAACGAGCCTCCGTCTTGTTCACCTTCATGTTGACCCGGTAGGTCGAGGTGCCGTCGGCGAGCTCAATGCCGTTGCCAGCATGGCAAGTCAGCCAATACTCATCCGCTGGAACCCCCGATCCAAATCCCGCATTGGACATGGAAGCCTTCAAGGAGTTAATGTGAATCGGGTTTGGGGCAATCGTGTTGGATGTCGCTATGTACACCGCTTCCGTGCCACCCCCGACCGTCAGACCCTGCGTAGTAAGCCCAGTAGTAGGTGAAAAGCTTGAGATGGTGTTGATGACGGTCTTGGAACCCGTAATCTCCACACCCGCAAGATTGAAAATGCCTGCGACATAGACGTACTTCTTCACCCCTGAAGTAGTGGTGCCGCTTAAACCAATCACTTCGTACTCGAGGGACAGCGGGACCCACGCACCGGTGTAGCCGGGAGTCGTTGCCTTGGCTACCCACATGCGACCCGTGTTAACGCAGGTGATGATCTCACCGCTTCCATAAGGGATGGGATTTAGAAGAGTCGGTGTCGGCGAGCTTGCATTGAAGGTCGTGTACGCGCGGGGGATGACTGGGCCTGTAAGAATCATGATTTAAATTCCAAGGATATCGAGCGATTTTTGCAGGATCGTGTCCATTGTGCTTTGCAACGCGAAGTCCGTGTGCTGCCTCTTCGCAGGCTGTGCCTCAAAGGAATCACCCTTCGACGCGGCATAGCTGATCATCTTGGGCAAAGTAGTACCACTACCCAGCCGGCCAAAGGATGTGTACTCCGAGTACAGCTGCTTGTTTCCACCAGTGAAATCTCCGGCACCAAACATGTGTGTCGGGACAAGACCCAGCACTCCATCGCCTGCTGCGGCGCTCGTGGGTGGCGAGATCTCCGCAAACAAAACAGAGCCCGAGTCATGCTGGTAGTGATTGACCTGCACATTGGTTAACCCATCCGGGGTAACCGCTTGCAACGCCACATGCCCTCTCGGACTATTAGGGACAGCCTGGCTTGTCAATCCAGTTTGCGAATAAACAGGCGCCAGCACCAACTTGTGCCTAATGATCTTCATGGCACTGTCAAGTTCCCACACCGTAGACCCTGGCTTCAAAGTCCTAAGATCCACCACCTGTATGGGCTCAACCGTAAGAGGCGTGACAGATTCCACAATGATTAGATCGTCACCTGCATACAGATCAGTGGGGGTATCTCTGTTGTAGCCCTTCAGCATCTGGCTCGGTGAACGAACATTGTCTATCACGTTGTTCTTGTTCATCCACTCAAACACCTGGAGGTAGTAGTTCAAGGACCCAGGGGTATGCACGTTGTCCCACGTCAAAGCGGGGTCCCGTTGCACCACACCACCCGAGGCGACACAGTGCGCACAGGTCCATCCCAACTTAGCACCCAGCATGTAAACAGGCATCGGGTACGAGTTGTAGAAGGCCCATTTATTCTGAGGCAACGCCGGATTATTAAAGGTCGAGTAGTAGGCGTAAAGCATCCCACCCAAGTATGTCAACGAATCAGCCGATTGAATACGGCAACGAATGGTTATCCCCTGGAGAGAACCGCGATACCCATAAAGCGGAGACCCTGGATTCCATGCCGAAGGGAAATCAATGGACGCACTACCCGCTGAAGGCACAGTCCAATTGATGACCCGTGGCGTATACAGCCATAGGTCCTGAGAGGCAGCAACATATGGGTACGCAATGCAAGCCATTTAGGGACCCCACACCGGACCATTGACGCCCTCTATGCTCAGCTCCACCAACGATGCGTTCAGGGCATCCAAGGTGATGATGATCTGCTGCTGTGTGGTTTCACTTGCCACATCGTTGCAGTCGCATCCGCTGGTGCCACCCCCACTGGATCCATTGGATGCACCCGATGAGGCGCTCACGAAGGACCGGCGGCTGTCGATGGTTGCGCCGTCAAAGCGTTTACCGAGGCGGCCGTTCATGTTCCCGAGCGTGTCGTGCGCCGTCTTCACGGCTTGCTTGTAGGCCAGGGTCAGCGAGGTCATGTGGGCCTGACTGATCTTGCGCCCTACGCCCGCGCGCATGGCCGCGCTCACGGAGATCGCATCGATCATTGGCTCCAGCAGGAACGGAACGATCTCATACGAGTAGAAGCCAAGGGCATTCTGGAATGCGGTGCTCGGCGTGAGGATCCGTAGAGCGGCATCGTGATCCGTGATCAGAAGCTCGTCCGTAAGGGTTGAACCAAAGATCCGCAGGTACGAACCCATGTAGGCATTTGGACGCTTGTCCATCGACCCCAGGGTCACGGTCGAAGGCATCGTGAATGTGCCGTTCGAGACAATCTGTCCCGTGGCCGTGGGTTCGTAATGACAGACCATGTCTCCGCTCGGAACGAAGATCAACGTCAGGGTCCGATCCTCGTTGACCACCGGCTGAAACACCAGGGTGTTCCCCTGGATGGACCAGTTGGGGCCCCCAGGATTGAACTGGCTTCGCGGCTTCAGGTCCTCCATGAACAGACCCGATGAGCTCTCGATGGTTCCGATGCGGATCACCTGAGCCACAGCCGGCGGCAACTTGTAGGTGTTGGTGCCACCCACAACGGTGATCTCGAAGGCCGAAAGGACCTGGGCATCCGACATCTGTGAGACGCGCGAGATCACATCGGTCATCGCGCTCGACAGGAAGAACCGCACGAGATAGTTATCGTCATACTTGGCGTCGAGATCAGGGTCGTCCAGATAGTGACGAACCTTCTCGCAGTAGGTCTTAAGAATTGAGCCTGAAGAATGCATGGTTACCCCGTTGAAATGATCTTGCCTGAACCAGCCCAACGCAACAATTCACGCATCTCATCCAGCTCTCGACCCTCATCCGGTACATCATCAAGACTCAGCTTTTCGGCGGCCTCATCTAGCCCTTGCTTGCGCAAGACCTTTTCCATGTCATCAAGGATGTTCTTACGCTCGATGACCGCGTAGTACCGTTCCTTACGGGCCTCCATGGTCTTCTTCTTGCCCTCCTCCATCATTTCCTCTTCCGGCTTGCACCGCCACATCAGCCACTCCATTGTCGGCAAGTCCACAGGGTTCTGACCGGGCGGCCCATCAAACAGACAGATCTCCGTCCCAACCGCTGCTCCCTGCCCAAAGACCTTGGGCTTGATTGTCCACTGGCCGAGCCCGAACTTATTGCTCTTCCGGTGCCTGTAGACAAACAGGGTCGGTAACCCGGTCTTCCGTTGTACCTGCTCCAACCAGTAGCAGGGCGCAAGGATCTCAAACCGGTCTGCCGAGAACGTAGTCCCGAACAGCATGGCCAACGAAATTTCATTCTCACTGTAGTTCATGATGCTCCAAAGAATAGGGCCACCCCATTTACGAGGTGGCCCCATTGTAGCGTCAGCTGGAACCTTACGCGATATTGCCGGAGGTCGCCATGTACAGACGATCCTCAGCAATGTTCACGAGCTTCATGCCGTTCGGCTGATCAGGGACGAGCTGCATGCGGATGCGGCCCGGCATCTGACTGGCCTGAGTCACCAAGCTCGGTCCACCACTGGCACCGGTCTGGTAGATCGGCAACTGGTTGGTGGAGGTGCCGGTGATGGCGCCAGCCACGAACTCGAACGGAACGTAGGCATCGGCCTGGCTCATCTTCGACAAGCCAGCTGGGCTCGGCGGGATGTACTTCTTCCAGTTCTTGCCACCGAGCTTGATGCCATACATGGTTCCGCCTTCGACAAAGCGCGAAGTGCTTCCCTTGTAGGTATGGCCCTCGAAGCTGAAGGTGAAGCCTTCTTGCAGTCCTTCGTTGGTGATCGACGCAACCTTGTTGGTTCGGTCGATACGGTACTGACCGATCTTCTGGCTCTCGTAAGCACTCCACACACCCTCGGACGCGATCAGCGTGTCGATGGTGTTGCCAGCCGGCTCGAACGCCGAGTGGACGCGCTGGAGGTAACGCTTCATGTTGTACTCCGTGAGCGCACCACCTGCCACGTCGTACTTGAAGCTCTTGAACTCCGGTCGAGCAGCCACGTCAATGAAGTCCGTGCCATCCGACTCCGCACCAAGCAGAGAGGTCGGACGAGTTCCGCCGGTCTCGTTACCGTTCTTGAGCCACGAGTTGATACCCGCGATACCCGTGAACGTATTCGCTGCCGTGTTCCCGGACTCGATGGTCGCATTGGCGTAGACAACCGAACAAGTGTTCAGCAAAGTCGCTGCCTGAGCATTGGTTGATGGACTGATAGCGGCACCTGTGCTATCCAAGAAGCCAGTACCAATGGCCCCAATGATTGCCGCCTGAGGGACAACAACCACAACCGTGTTGGTCAGCGGATCAACCGACTCCACCACAAGGTTGAACCGTGTGGTGCGCCTTTGAGTAGCAAGAGTGGCGCCGACAGCTTCGTTGGCCCGGAAACCGCTGGTGTAAATAAAGTCAACGCGCTGGCCACGAGAGAAGCGGTGGCAAGCAAAGTTGTCCGGCTGGAACGCAATCGTCGTGTTCACAATACCAGTGGTTGCAGTGTTCACGATGGTGCTCGCCGTGACGCCGGTAACACCACAGAGCTTGTAGGAGCTGTTCTGGGACAGGTACCAGTAGTTGCAGAGGGTGTGCGCCATGTTGCGGGCGAACGCCGTCAGCTTCGGAGCAATGACCTGATCGATCAGCGCCGGAGTCGCGTCAGCTTGCTTCTCACCGAGGGTGATCATCAAGTTGGTCACGAGCGAACGCATCGGGATTGCAAGACGGAATGCCGTGGCGTTCGGACCCTCGAGAGGGCTCGGATACGCCTGACTTGCCGACTGAGTGTGCATCGACGCACTCATATAAGCAGTTGCATCGCCGTAGAGATCCTGATCGGCGTAAGCGCGACCCGGATCGATAACACCCGTGAGGCTGCCCATGAAGAGCTTCGTGATCTTGAGGTCACGGCCGAGGTCACCGGAATTACCGACGCCCTGACTCGTGACAACGGCGTCACGCCACACGGGATCGAGACCCGCAAGGAACACCTTGAGGGACTTGTTGAGGACTTCTTGAATACGAGGAGATTGACGGTCGAAAATCGAACCAGTAGTTGCGAAAGGCATGATATAGCCCCTTTATGTCAGATTGCGGAATCACCAGGAGATGCGGCCAGGGCCCTCTTAATGGAGTCGCTTGCAAAGCTCTTGACCTGCGATTCAATATCGCTGATGGTGGCTCCGGGCGTCCATTCAGGTGCAGACACTGGCTTACTGCGCAGAATCTCTTGCGCATCGAGTCCGGTGACTGTTTCCGAAGAACGACCGAGCCGGTCGATATCTCCGATTACTGACCGAAAGGTGCCCATAAGGGGCTCAACTGCCTTGTCAACTTCTTCGGACATCCAAGAGTCCTGGAAGTTACCGGCGGACGTGCGACGAGCTTGCATGCGCTCCAGGGACCGTTGCTCCAATTGGGATCGGAGAGTCGCGGTCGCCTGAGTCACACCTTCCTCGCCTCGGTTCTGCCGGGCGCTCTCAATAAGCTTCTGAAAATCGGGATTTGATTTCAAAACCCGATCAAGATTGGCGTTCAGGTTTTCCCGAAGTTCACGAACTCGCATCCGGTGAAGTTCGGCCCGCTGAGACTCAAGTTCGCCACGCAAAATTTGTTCTCGTTCGTCGCTCATGTTGTCCTCTTGTTGACCCCCACTGGAATCGTCTACATCGTCTTCAACGTCGGAGTAGTCGTCGGTTGACATCTCGAACGCGGAATTCTCTTCGGCTTCCGGTTCCTCTTCAGCAACGGGCTGAGAAGCTTGCCGGGTAGCCTCAAGGTAACTATCGATTTGGTCGTTCTCGTACCCAAGGTTCACCAGGACCTTGCGCACGGCACTTTCGCGCTCCTCCCAAGTCACACCCTCTTGGAACAGAACGCCCACCCCATCAAGGTCCTTCTGCAAGTCCTCGTTGATGGTCAGGACATCCTTCAGATCTGTACGACTCTGGATCAGGTCCCCCAAAGAGACCTCGGTTCCGTCATCCAGCGTGATCATCGTATCTCGGTCCATTTACATTCCTTGCCTTGGTTGTTGTTGAGGCCCAGAACCCTGGGATGCCCCCTGCATTTGGGCCATTTGCTGATCCAGTTTGCCCAGCATAGCCACATCGTCAGGATTGGGAAGGGCGTTCGGGAGTACCAAGCCCATAAAGCTCATCAGGGTCTTATGGTACTCGATGAACGCATTCTGTACCTCTGGTCCAGCCACGGCCATCGTCGGACTCGCCATGAAGCTGTTGAGCACCCGGATCTGCATCTCGGGCTTCGTCGTCTGAGGCGTCAACACCACCTGACCGGGTTCCTTACCGTCACCGTAAAGGAACAGACAGTTGCGGACCACGCTCTCGTAGGCACTCTGATGCTCATCGGTCCACATAGCAAAGTCGAGACCTTCCTTCAACGCAAACAGCATGAAGGTGTCCGGATCTATCTGAAACTGCTGCTGCAACTGGAGGGCTTCCTGCTTGCGCGCAACCTTACTTCGGGGATTGATGTCCTTGATCTTGAACGACAGCTGGGCCAGCGAAGGCAGCGGGTTCTGCTCAAAGCTGACCGCCATCGTCTCCGGATCAACCACAACGCCCGCGAGATCCAGCGTCAACTGGTCCACCGTAAACGTCTTCGGGCTGAACACAACCTCCCGAACCGTACCGGCCAACACGCTGCGGTAGCAATCGCCCCACGCCATCTGGACACCAGCCGTCGGCGTGTTCATGGCCCTATTGACCTGCTCGTCCAGGAACTGCAAGCCCGTTGCGCTATCGACGCGACCCTTCTCCGCAATCAGATCACGGATCGGGTTCAGACGGTCGATCTGCTGAACGGCAAACGCGCTCACCTTACCGGGCACGTCACCGGAATTGAACGGCGTAATGTTGAACGGCTTGAAGCCCTCACTGATTGGATCCGGTTCCCACGGGAACACCCGTAAGCCCTGACCCACGTCTCGCAGCATCGTGTTCGCATTGAACGAACCGTGCGGCAACACCAACACGCCGTACCGGTCAATGTCGTGGATGTTCTTGAAGAGCTGCTTCTGCAACTTCTCCGCTTCCCGGCACAACGGGAACAACAGATCGAAGACGCCGGCGCCGTGGAACGAACCGTTCTCCATGAACCGGGCAAAGCCAATCGGGCAATAGACCTCTCGGCCCTCCAGGTCCTCATCGTGAATCACGTACTCACCGCTCGTAACCACGTATCGGGAAACCGTGTCGCGGGGGCCCTTGAGCCACAACTCGCGCACACGCACCACGTCCTGGTTGTCCGTAGCGTTGGCTTCACCGTGCAGCTTCGAATCCGAGTACGTCATGTTCGTACCCAGCATCTCCCCACTGCCCGCCATGCCCATAGCATACGTGTTGGGGTTGTGCCGCTCATACGTGTCGCCCGGCTTGATGGTGTAGTACTCCATCCGGTCCTTGTTGCGACTCACTTTCGGCCCGAAGATGTCCTTCAGGTAGTCCATCGACACCATGCGCTGCCGCAACAGACCCCGTTGCTTCGTGTAGTCCTGCGCCAGCGTCGGAAACGGGAACAACTCAAGGGGGTGCACCACCTCAAGATCGGCCGTCATGCCAATCGTCGGGTGATTCACCATGTGACCCGTAATCCCGCAGCTGCCCAGCAACGCAAAGATGTGGTTGAACTGTGGGACCACCCGCTGCAACTGGTGATCCGAGACCACCTGGTCCAGCATGATCTGCGCAATGGACCGCTGCCGGATCGAACTCAACGACGACCCAACACGCTGCACCAACGGCCGATAATCAAGGCTCGACATGCGACCCGAGATCTTGTCCACAGCACTCAGCAGTTCGCTGGACTGGAACTCCATCTTGTCGTTCTCATCCAGATACGAGTACCGGACGGTACCGCTCGTCGGATCAAAGACGTCAAACTGCCGGGCCCCCATCATGTAGTACAGGGCCACCAGCCATGTCGCTCGGCGGTACGACAGGCGGTACATCTCCCGGTCCACGTGCTGGTCGATCAGACGGGCCAGCGACAGCGGATCCTTGGTCAGTTTGATTGGGTCGGTTGCCATTGTTTGCCTGAGCCTTTCGAGCCGCGTATCCACCTGGGATCATGCGTACAGATTCTTTAACGGGAGCATACTTGGCCACGGTCTCCCGTGATGGAAGATCGTGACCCCCTGTTTCAGCGAGACCCCCACTGAATCCGACGGAGGGGTGGCGTGGGCCGTTTCCGAAGTAGGAGAGACAGAGGACTCCTATCCAAGCATCAGAAACTGTGACCATCGTGTCCGCCCCGCGAGCCAGTGGGGGTTCCTTCTCTACGGATCCTCCGAAATACCAGCGACTCATGGCCTCGAAGAGACTCATGGGGATGCGGGACTCAGATCTTGGAGTACTTGGATGGGTTTGGGGTTGGTGTTCTAGCATCGAGGATCTCGTTTACCTGTTGAGCAGTCAGCTGGGACAGATCAAGGCCTGTGCCTACGTGCAATCCGTGATCGTCGTAGTAGTCACCGTCTCGCAGGCGCTCAAACAGCGTCTTGGTTACGTCGGCGCCTGGCACCTTCGAGAGACGGCCCCTCAGAACGAACTGGCTCATGGCCACAACGTCCAGGCAATCGTCCTTCTCGAGGCCGCCGTCTTGCGCCTCCGGATTGAAGGACTCGATCTGGTCAAAGAGGTAACGCCAAGGCAACTGGTCTCGGCGCCACAGCGGCAACTTGATCTTGCCGTGTTCGAAACGGAACTGAAGGCCGGCAATCTTGTCCTGCTTCTCGGCCATGCCCGGGTTCAGCTTGGTGATCTTGGGGAGATGCTCGGTTCCCGCCATGTCGGTCGCACGGGTCGAGACGATTGCGTGGAGCGCGTTGAACAACGAGACGCCCTGCCGGATGGCCTCCGGGTGCACCGAAGGACAACGCCACTTGTCGGCCATCTCGAAGATCGCCTTGACCAGATCCGATTCGGGGCCCTGCTTGGCCCAGAGGTCCAGGACGAACAAGTCGTTCTGCGTGGTCACGGCCATCAAAGCCACAACCTTGTAGTCGGAGTCGTTGCCTGAGGTGTGCGAGGTGTCCGCCGTCATGAAGGTGCGGCAGTGGTTGCGCAAGAACTCAGGCAGAGGGAACTTCTTGAGCTCCTGCCTTTCGCCGTGGCGCTCGTACCAACAGATGAGGGTGTTGGTCAGCAGGGGCGCATCAATGTTGTCATCAATGGCCTCGTACCACCAGCTGTGCTTGATCTCCTCCAGCTCCCCGAAGAACGCTCCCGTACCGTCTCCTGGGGACGCCATGTATTCAGAGGCAAAGTTGGAGGTTCCGATGGCCTCCCGGATCTCCTCCAAGGACAAGGCCTCCTTGAACTTCGGCTGCGTGATGGATCGCTCTACCCGCTCAGCCTTCGTTGTGGGCCACATGTCCGGCCAACAGGAGATGAGCTTGCCGTCCTCCTCGAGGGCCGCAGGGATGATCAGGCGGCTCCACCGATTGAAGCGTGGATCCTTTGCACGGGGCCCTTCCGGACTCTCCTCCAGCTGCATCGCATGCCACAGGTAGTGGCGC